CTAATACTTTGGCATCTAATTTGATCGCCAATACGAGCATTATCCCCAGTACCTGCAGAGATGTACGGGATAATACGCAAACAATCACCTGGATTGCTAATAGAAGAGTTAAAATCAGAAAAGGTTTTCTCCAAAAAAGCCTGTTTCGTCTCTGTCTGGGACTGAATAACTTTCAGTACGCGTTTCTTGAACGCTGTTGAACCCCCACGACGACCAGCTTTCTTCATACCGGTCTTCTTGCGATACCGTCTAGGACGATACTTAGAATACTTTTTAAAGGCCATCCTATTTTGCGTAAAAAAATAAAAAAAAAAAATATAAAGAAAATTATATACCCTACGAATATATTTTTTTTCAAACGCAAAATTTTCCCTAAATAAATGCCCCCCAAAAAAAATTTAGCAAAAATTGCACAGAAGTGCTCAAAGGGTAATACTGAACCTTTGAGCACCATACCGCGAGCAGATCCCGAAGATCCTCGCAGCACTTCTCGTGAGAGATACAGAGCTTTCTGTTTTACTTCGTATTCAGAAGAGCCACCGAACTTCTGTGCAGAAACAATGCAATATTTATGCTATGAACATGAAATATGCCCTAAAACGTTAGAACAGGAAGGTACCGTAAGAAAACACTGGCAATGTTACGTATACCTTCACAACGGAAAAACTTGGAGTGCATTCAAAAAATTCATCGGGCCCCATCACTTTAATATATGCGATGGAACTCCAGAACAAAACCGTACTTACTGCAGTAAGGACAATAACGGTACGTTCCGGGAATTCGGTACGCTACCACAACAAGGAAAGCGAACAGACCTGCAAGATACTGTCAATCAAATTCTTGCAGGACAATTAAAAGCAGACGATGTACTGCGAACAAACGCGATGTTCTACCATCAATATGGAAGAACACTTACGCGTGCTGAAGACCTAGCTTTGCGAGAAACGACAAAGACTGTCATGACCCAAGGCTATTGGTACTACGGACCAACTGGCGCTGGGAAATCTCATATCGCTTTCGAAGGGTTTAACTTAAAAACCCATTATGTTATACCAGACGATCATGGCTGGTGGGATGGCTACACACAACAGCCAATAGTTATCCTAAATGAATTCCGCGGTGGAATGCAATACAAAACACTACTCGACCTCGTTGATAAGTGGCATGTGACAGTAAATCGCCGAGGAAAAGAACCTATACCATTTACTAGTGAAAAATTCATAATAACATCTTCACTACCACCAAACGAAGTATACTGCAATTTGTCAGCTAGGGATAGCTTGGAACAATTGTATAGACGTTTTAAAATTTTTGAAGTCCGACATGGGGCTGCATGGGAAATCGTACCATAGTTGCGCGAACCGTACGTATCGCGTGCTCGGCGACTCCGCTCCGCTCCGCGGCCTCCGGCTGACCACTGCGCGCGCGATCCGTTTTCGCGAAAACTGCTACGCAGTTGAGGGGGCTGCACCCCCTTCCCCCGCTTTATAAGTTATTGATGCTCCGCAAAGGAATACACGAGATATCTATAACTTATTATTTACGCATCCTCGTATTTCATAACCACAGAGTGGTTCCAACGAACACGAGTAGCTAACACATCAGGATCTGCATTAGGATCCGTCAATGCATACCCTAATACCATGACAGGGCCGTAATTCGTAGGAGTCAACCCCGAATCTACGTTGGCATCATACTTTAAAAGCTTATTCTTAATCTTTAAATTGTGTTTAAAGAAATAAGTAAGACCGGATTGATCTACCGATGCGACACCGCTGGCAGTACTCTGGAAAATACCAGACTGCTGCAAAAATATCACCTTGTTGTAATGAACAACAAAGGCATCAGAATTAATAGGTGCGTACAGATCTACGACCTCGCCATCAAATGCTGACGTAGCACCACCTTTTCTTAACAAATAAGGCATCCAGGTAGCTGTATTAAATCCAGCCTGTGCCCAGTTCGGAAACGACCTTGGGGTCACAATCATCATACGAACAGCAATCTTACGATTGTCGTATGTATTCACATTAGTCTGAGGTATCATTTGCAATATACCTCTAATACTAATACTTTGGCATCTAATTTGATCGCC